CAAGCTGGGAGATGCTCGTTTCATTGCCTACTCGTTCGAGACGAGCAAGGGTGAGCTCAGGGCTGATGGTCGCTACAAGAACATCGACCACATCGCTGTAAGCACCAATGCGTCTGCAGCGTCTGGTGAAGCCCAGCACAATACGAATACTCCTAACTCATTCCAGTTCAGTGACGAAGAGCGCAAGCGTTTTGTGGCGTACAAGATGTACGCCCTCTGGGATGTGAACAACGATGGGCAGTTGAAGCCGATCGTTGCCGTCTGGGCCAACGGAATCATGCTCCAGCTGGAAGACAGCCCATTCAGCGACGAGGAGTTTCCGTTCGTCATCATCCCGGTCAACCCCATGCCGAAGAAGTGGTATGGCGAACCGGACGGCGAACTGCTCATCGAGCAGCAAAAGACGGTGGGTGCTCTCACCCGGGGCATGATTGATCTGTTGGGTCGTTCCGCGAACGGACAGCAGGGCATGCCCAAACAGTTCCTGGATGCTCCCAATCGTCGCAAGTTCGATGATGGTGAGGACTACGAATACAACCCGGCAATGGGCAATCCGGAACAGCTCATCATCATGCACAAGTACCCTGAGATTCCTCAGAGTGCGATGGCTTTGCTTCAGCATGAATTGATGGATGCTGAGAGCCTGACCGGTGTGCAGGTGTTTGGTGGTGGCATCAATGCAGGTTCGCTGGGGGATGTGGCGGCCGGCATCAAGGGGGCGCTGGCCGCCTCTGCCAAGCGTGAGATGAGCATCCTTCGTCGCTATGCCGCAGGTGTGGCGAAGATCGGCCAGAAGTTTCTCTCCATGTCGAAGGACTTCCTGGCGGATGAAGAGATCGTTCGTGTTACCAACGATCAGTTCGTAGCCATCACTCGAGACGGTATCAACGGCAAGTTTGATATCACGGTTGATGTCTCGTCGGCCGAAGAGGACAACCTCAAGGCCCAGGAACTCAGCTTTGTGCTGCAGACTGTTGGCCCGAGCGTCGACTTCAACATCACCAAAAAGATCATGGCGGAGATCGCCCGTCTTCGTAAGATGCCTGAGTTGGCTCATGACATTGCCAACTTCGAACCGCAGCCGGATCCGCTTGTCGTGGCTGAAGCCGAAGCCAAAGTGGCTAAGCTCAAGGCAGAGCTTGAAACAGAGCTGGCCAAGAAAGCGTACTACGAGGCTCAGACCCGCCTGCTCAATGCGAAAACCGATCAGCAGAGTCTTGATACTGTCGAACAGGGCACTGGCACATCGCATGTCCGTGAGATGGCCAAGATGGAAGCGCAAGGTGAGGCCAACCAGGATCTCACCATCACCAAGGGCTTGCTCGACTTGGGTCGAGTGGATGAGGCCATCGGGTATACGCAACTCAGCAAGGGTGCTTAATGTATGTATGACCAAGAGATTGCGGAGTGCTACCGCCGTATTCGGCTGGGTGGCTCCCTTAATACGCTCCTAAACAACAACCCCGATTTCCGCAGTCTCATCGCGGATGGGTTCCTCAGGGACGCTGTTCTTCAACATTCCATTAACATTAACAGTGATGAAAGTGGTACTGTTGCGTTCCTGAAAGGCGTGCAAGTCTTCAGAGCCTATCTCGATCGGGTGGCGGCTGAAGCAGAGCAAGCCCAGATTGACCTTCTGAATTACCAACAGCTGATACAGGATGGACAGTAATGCCTACCCTCTCTGACGAAGAATTTCTCGCTCAAGCCCCGGAACTCGAGAAGCAGCTCGAGGCAACCATCAAGGCCAGCGAGACGCCTCCGCCTGCTACCCCGGCTCCTGAAACCCCGCCTGTGGTTGAAACGCCTCCGGCAGCTCCTGTGGCTGAAACACCGCCCAGTGAACCTGTCGCCACAGCGCCGGCAGAGCCTCAGACGCCAAGCTCACCAGATGAGCCTGTGAAACCGGAAGGTGAAGCTTCTCCCCAGGAAGAGCCGAACTACAAGGCCATCTATGAACAGCTCTTTGGCAAGCCCATTCGTGCGGCTGGCCAGGACATCGTGTTGAACAACCCGGAAGAGGCAATCAGCCTCATTCAGAAGGGTGTGGGCTTCCATTCGAAGCTCAATCGCATTCACAACGAGCTCAAGTACGTTGAAATGCTCCGGAACAACGGCCTGCTCGATGAAGAGAAGCTAAGCCATCTCATCGATGTTCAAGCCGGTAAACCTGGGGCTATTAAGAAACTCCTTGACTCAGTGAAAGTGGATCCATTATCTTTGGATTCAGCCGAGGCAAGCACCTACGCCCCTTCGGATCACCGTGTAACAGACGAGCAGGTTGTCTTTCAGTCGACTGTGGCCGATCTTTCAGCCACTGAAGCCGGAAGGAAAGTGCTCACTGACGCACAGGCTTGGGATCAGGCGACCAAGGCGGAGATCTACCGAACTCCCGCAGTCTTGCAAGTCCTGACCGAGCAGAAGGAAATGGGTCGCTACGACCTGATTGTGGCAGAGCTCAACCGGGCAAAAATTCTTGGAACCCTCCCGGCCGGCGAAACCTTCCTTCAGTCGTACACCCGCGTGGGTCAGCAGATGATGCAGGCTGGCAGATTTGGTCCTCCTCCGGGGACGACTGCCACACCAACTCCTGTCGCCCAGAAAACTGTGACGCCAACGCCTCCCGCTAATTCGAAGAAGGCCGCCGCAGCCGCACCGACCAAGGCTTCTGCCCCCGGTGCCAAGCCTCAGGTGGACATCAACGAAATGGATGACGAGACGTTTTCGGCGCACTTTCGAAAAACGTTTCGCATGTAACAGTTGAGGTGACGCATCATGGCTATGGAATATAATGCCCCCCCGGGCACCCCCAGCGACATTGGTTCGCAGGAAGTCGTCAAGTACCTGAATCGCAAGGCGATCATCGAGGCAGTGAAGTACTCTCACTTCTCGAAGCTCTCTTCGGTCCAGAACCAGCCGGCGAACTACGGCAAGACCTTCACGAAGTACCGCTATTACCCGCTGCTCAGCGACCTGAACCAGAACCTCCAGGGCATCGATGCCTCGGGTGCGGCTCTGACGGGCGCTGCCGGTGGTAACCCGGGCTACGGCAACCTGTACGGCTCGAGCCGTGACTTCGGCACGATCACGGCGAAGATCCCGCTCGTGACGGAAGGTGCAGATCGCGTCAACCGTGTGGGTATCACCCGTACGGCCGTGTCTGCGAGCCTGACGCGTGTTGGCTTCTTCGCTGACTGGACGGACGAGTCCACGCAGTTCGACAGCGACATGCAGATGCGCAGCCACTTCACCGATGAGCTGGTGAAGGGTGCTGAGCAGCTGAAGGAAGCCCTCCTGCAGCTCGACCTGATCAACGGCGCTGGTGTTGTCCGCTATGCGGGTACCGCTACGTCGCTGGCCACGGTGTCGGCGGAAGGTGCAGCGGGTGTTGCGGCAATCATCGACTACAACGATGTCATTCGCCTCAGCATCGCGCTGGACAGCAATCGCGCCCCGAAGCGGTTCACCATCCTCAAGGGTTCGACCCTGACGGACACGGCGACCGTGAACGGCTCTCGTGCGCTGTTCATCCCGCCTGAGCTGACCACGACCTTCATGGAAATGAAGAACAGCAACGACACCGAGATGTTCGTGCCGGTTGAGAAGTATGCTTCTCAGACGACCGTCCTCGAAGGTGAAATCGGTGCGGTTGCTGGTTTCCGTGTGATCGTCCACCAGGAAATGATCAAGCACAACGGTTCGGCCACTGGCCCGGTCGGTGCTTCGGTCACGTCGAATCCTGGTTACTACGCTACGTCCAGCCGGTACGATGTGTTCAACTGCCTCGCGGTCTGCGCGGAGTCGTTCACCTCGATTGGTTTCCAGACGAACTCGCCGGAAGCGCCGAAGTTCAATCTGGTCATCAAGCCCCCGGGCAAGGACATGGTTACCCTCGACAACCCGTACGGCAACAAGGGTCTGGCCTCCATCCAGTTCTACTATGCCACGCTCATCGAGCGTAGCGACTGGATCGGCCTGCTCCGCGGTGTTGCCCCGGTCTAACCTGGGTCCGTGAGTGAGGAAGGGGCCGGTAGCAATACCGGCCCTTTTCTTTTGCGTTGAATTCTTAATGATTTACCAGCATAATGACGCCCTCATTCACAGAGGACACCACTCATGGACTTTGACCTGGAAACCATCCGTACCCGAGCCAAAGAGCTTGGGGTTGCCTTTCATCCGGCCCAGAAGGCTGAAACCATCCAGCAGAACATCGACAAGTTCCTATCCGAGAAAGAGACGCTGGAAACCAAACCAGCGCCCAAGCAGGAAACTCCTGAGGAAGCTGAGGCACGGCATCTCCAGGAAGCTGTCGCTCTCATTCCCATCACGGTGACTTCCATGGATCCAGCCGATGCACAGACCACGGGTGTACTGGTCAGTGTGGGCAACCGGAAGCTGGGCCAGATCACCAAAGCCATCCCGTTTGGTTACAAGTGGTACATGCCCAAGATTCTGGTGCAGCACATGGAAGCGCAGATGTTCTGCCGCTCGAGCATGGTGCCAACCGGTGTCCCGGGAACTCCTGAGCGCCTGAACACTCAGTGGCTCAAGAAGTACGCCATCCAGTATCACCCGATGCCGACCCAGGAAGAGCTGGAAGAGCTCGCCAAGCTGCAGTTGCAGGGCAACGAACTGGCGAAGTAAACCGGTTCTGCTACACTCCCGGGCCAGGGGCTTTACCTCCCTTGGCCCGTTTTCATTTCTGAGGAATCCAACTCATGGCCGTTGATTACACTACACCAGCTGAAGCACTCTCCGAAGCTGGGACACTGTTCAGTGGACTGATCGCCGGCCTGCCGGCCATTCCTGCGTTGGGCTCCCCTCCGACTGTCACCATCCCAGAAGTGGGTACCGTACCCACCGACCTCTCCGAAGCGGTGACACAACCCTCGGTCGACGATCTCACCTCCGGTGCCGTTGCTGGTACTGGCGTGTTCGACAAGATCATGTCGTCTTTGAGCACTCACATCGAGAGCCAGTACAAGAAGAATCTGATCGGCCAGAGTGATGTGGCGACGGTGTACATCGCTGCCATTCAAGCTGTCCTGCCTCAGGCAGTTCAATTCTTGCTCAGTAACGAGCAGTCCTACTGGCAAGCCAAGCTGGTTCAGATTCAGGCCCAGAATGCCTATCTCGAGCGTGCCAAGCTCGTCGCAGAAGTGGAAACGGCCAAGCTCATGGCCTACCGAGCCCAAGCTGAGGCATACACGGCTCAGGTGGCTTCGCTGACGGCTCAGACGGCCTATGCCAACGGTAAGATGCAGCTGGTGCTTACACAGCAGCAGATCAACACCCTCGAAGCACAGCAGGCTGTGAACGAGGCCAACTACGACGAAGCCTACGTCAAGACGCGTGACACGCTTCCAGGTGGGGGTACTCCGGCTGGCCACACCGGTCGTGACTTCGATCTCAAGGAAGCGGCTCTGGTCACGGCTACGAAGCAGCAGAATCTGCTTGACGCACAGGTCAATGTGCAGCGTGCCCAGACCTACGACACCAACACTGACCTTACGGCAGTGGCAGGCGTCATTGGTGTACAGAAGAGCCTGTATCAGCAGCAGATCCAGAGCTACCAGCTCGACGGCAAGAACAAGGGCGTCAAGGTGGTTGCTGACCTGTGGACCTCGGCCAAGGCGCTGGATGACACAGTGGCAAGCCCGGGCCCGATCTCTGGCAACCTGATGCTGGCGATGAACCAGTACCTGAATGACCTCGGCCTGCCGAATGCTGCGGTGTCCGCGGATACACCAGCAACTGGCCTGCCGTCTCAGGACACTGACTGGACGACTCCTGGTGACCAGTAATGGGACTGTTTGGTGGTAGCAAGGTCTATGTCTCGTCGGTGATGTATTCCCTTGGGGAAGAAGACACGACGAAGATCCCAGACCTTGTGAAGGCGAGCATCGTCTCAGCTGGCTTTCAGGGAACTTCACGAGCCCGTGCCATCGATAGAGCAATCTTCGATGGCATGGGTGTGAAGCTCACCCAGGGATACCACTACGCCAAGAACCACTACTATGCCGGGCTGCCTACGGGCTTTCCTGCAGTGAGTTCCGAGACGAATGATCCGCAGCTTTCACTGATCGTCAAAGAGTATCTTGCTGGGCTGTATCCATCGCCAGCTAACACGGTTGTTGTCAATTCAGTGGTAGTCACCACGGGCAACAACTACGACACGCGCCTGCACCAGCTGCTCGAGGTGGATTATTCGTACGACTTCTACAATGAGCGGGTGCACACAGCCAATAACG